TGATCGCTATGTTTGCGAGCCAAGGCAACAACGTCCATGCCTTCTAGCACTTTTAATTCATTTGCCATGTTATGGCCTCCTATAAAATATTGAGATTGAGTATCAGCGTGGCTCGGTTGAGAACCGTATCAGGGACACTCTGGTCTTGTGTAAACTCTTTTGACTGGTCTTCTACACGTCCATAGAATCGGTAATCATCAGTTAGCACTTGCCCAATCGCGGCACGAAAAAAGCGCTCCGCCATATCAGATACGGTGAAACGCTGTTTTTTGTCGCCCCAGATGTCGATTGTGATTAGCACATTGCCATTGAGCGACGTCTTTGTTGCGGTAGGAACAACTTGAATATCCCCAACAATGACGAAGGGATAAGGGGCGTTCTCCTGCTGCATGGGCAAATGGTCGTAGGTCTTGTACCCAGATGATTGCGAGAAAGCATAGAAGTAGTCGTATAGTTCTTGCTCTGGTGATGTGATTTGAATCACCTACTTTGCTGCTTGTTTAAGCTGATTAATAAACTGCACTTTCTGATAAAGGAACGCAGGCTTCAATACAGGACGTGCCCGCATGAAACGGGTCCCGTTTTCGGTGTATGGGTTGTATTCCATTGACATGCCAACTATGCCCGTTAGACCGCCATCTTCAAGCGATAACTTGATGCCACGCTTTGTAGCACCAGTAGGATGAGCATACACGGTGCCGGTCATTTGCTGAGAACGAGTCTGGAGCTGTGCTGTTTGCTGCTTGACGATTTGTTTGACAACGTCCATCTTTGCTCGCTTAAGCAAACCTGCCACCAATTTGTCCATGCCTTTTATCTGCATGTTATAGCTAATGCCAGCTTTGCTCATTTCGTCTCACCCACAATCAAAGTAGCGTTTTGAAGCGGAACGCGGTCCGTATTAAGGGCATAATGAGTCGCTTCATCGTCGATCGTTAAATAGCTCCAATTGACGGTGACTGGCTCAACTAATCGGATCACCTTTGCCTTTTGAGCATAGTTTCCGAATAGCTGAACGCTCTTGTCTGTTCCCATGTCGGTGACACTGGCAACTGCAATTGCCACCTTTTTCACATCACCGTATTGATGTGTTTGCGGATCATAGTCTTCATCATCAAGCCAGAATGTAACTTCATGATCTAACCGCATACGATCACCTCTTTGGATAGCCAGAAATGAAGCTAACGGTGCCAAAAGACTTGGCATTCTTCCCGTTGGCTTCTTTCCAGTCATTGATGTCGTCAGCAAAATCATCGAAGTCGTTAGACTTGAACGTGAACGACTGGCCTTCTTGCTCGTATGACGTCATTCCTTCGTTCTTACGCCTGTTGTAGCGTCTGACGCATACTTCTAGGGCAATGTAGGTCAACTCACTAGGAAAGGCCTCATCCGTTCGCAAACCGAGCTTAAATCGTAAGGCTTGCGTGGTATTTTTGATGATGAGATTAAGCACACCATCTTGTGCGTCAGTTTTGATTTCCATCATCGCCTTCAAATCCGCAAGTGTTACCGGATTAGCATCAGCCATGTCATGCCTCCTTTCCGCCGCCCTGCTTTCGCAGCACTGTGATTTTCATAAGCGACGGTTTACTAGCTACTACGCTGCGCTAACGGTAACTGCTACCGTTGCAGTGAAGGAACCACTTGTTGCGGTGATTGTTGTAGAACCAACTGCTACCGCTGTAATAGTCCCATCAGCAGCGACTGTGGCAACACCAGTGTCGCTAGATACGAACTTAGCAGCGCTAACAACATCACTTGCGTCCGATGCATCTACAGGATCAGCGGATACAGTAATTTGCTTGGTAGCGCCGACTTTTAGGGACGCCGTTTTCTGACTAAGCGTAATCCCAGTGGCCGGCGCTATGGTTTTGGGATCAGTACCTTGGCTTGCAAGACGTTCTCAGCTTCTGGGAAGCTAGGAAGTGCAGTGGCTGCTGCCTTTTCCCAAGTTGCGATTGGGTCCTGCGTGGTCTCATAAATGGTGGTGAACACATTACCAACAGTGCCCTGTTGAACACCCGGAGTTGCGATCAGCCGGGACTCTTCAGGGGTAGGACCATAAACGGTTTGCCCGAGCTGGTCATCACCAAATGCTACCAAGGTGTCTTCTGGGAAGTACCGTTCAACGGTATAGATACCGTTAGCTCCCTGCTTGCGGTACTTGGCATCATACGTCACGATGGTTGGCAAGCCGAACGACTGCATAACCGCATTGAGACTGCCAACACTAGGTAGCAGGCCTGCTGTCTTAAAGTAGTCAGCAAATGCCTTGCTCCGAATCAGGGCAGTCTGTACCTTGGAAGAAGTCAGGATACGTGTTGGCACGTAGTCGAGCAATGCAAACCAGTCTTGCAGGTCCTTAATCGGATCAGCACCATCAGCGTCCCAAGAAGTAGTTGCGACAACTTGGTGTTCTTCTGGGACATGGTAATCAACATTGAAGTTGAGATTGTTCTCATTGATGGTGATCTTCCCAGTTGCCAAAGCCTCCATGCGCATCTTTTCAACGCGTGCATAAACGCCTTGAACCAAAACATCCAAGTCGTTGTACACAAGGCTGGTCAGGTAGTTCTGTTCAGCCGGCGTGCGTGGATTGCGTAATGCGATCAGGTCCTTTTCCTTAAGCTGCATCTTGCGTTTGATGTAGCCAAGTTCAGCAGCCTGAACGCTCGCTTCACGACTGCCAATCTCCGCTTCCGAATCGAATGCAGAAATAGATGCCACGATAGGCGTCTTAGACCCACCACGAAGAAATTCAAAATCCAATTGATTAATTTTAGTTGATGGGAACAAGGTGTTCCCAAGTAATTGCGGGTACTGGCGGTTTTGAACGTAATCAAGAACCGTCTTTTGATTAAACAAATCTAAAATAGCTGGCATAAGTTAATCCTCCTTAGTCAGAAACATGGCTGAATTTAATTTCTTTCAGCGCAGTGATGGCAGCAGCTACCGGCTTGACTGGCAAGCGGGCTGCATTCACATATCCTTCAACGATGACGCCTACCGGCTGAGGACCTTCGCTGACGTCAACATCATTAATGGTCACGCCGATTGCCGTTGCATCGTTATTTGGATAGATAGAACCTGCTGGCAATACACCATTTACGACACCAGTGGTCGAACTATCAGCTTGGTGAGTGAATGAAACGAATTTTTCGCTATCCAAGAAGTTGATCTCGGATGCGGTTACCTTTTTACCTGCGTACATAAAAGTACCTCCTTATTTTTGTTTCCATGGGTCGTTAACAACTTGGCTCTGCTGATTCCGTTGTTTAGCAAATGCCGCGCCCGGAGTCTCCACCTTTGAACCATGCGTTTTGGGTGTGCTGCCCTTAAGCAACTCTTGACGAACACCTTCAGCCACTGCCTGATCATGCGCAATGAGCCACTTTACATTCGCCTCAGTAGATTCTGCCTCTGGTGTTACAACGTGCTGCAAATCGTCCTCAGTGACTGTCAGCTTAGCCTCTTCAAACATTGATCGAGCCTGTTTGCCCATTTCGTAGGTGGCAAGCTGTGACTTGAGTTCGTCTCGCTCTTTTTTAGCCTTTTCTAGCTCATAATCCTTCTTCTGGTCGGCATTCATCTTGGCCAGCTTTGCAGCTTCGTCAACGGCAGCTTGCTTTTCCTTCTCGGCACGAGCAAGGCGCTTTTTAACAATATCGTTGACCTGCTCATCGGTGTAAGTATGCTGATCAGAGCTTTCATCAGAACTATTTTGGTCATTTTCCGAGTCTTGAGTGTTGGTGTCATTTTCACTTTGAGATTCGCCGTTTTGCTGGTTCTCTTGACTACCGTCAGCACCAGTATCTTCAGCGAAAAATTGCAAATTCATCGGCATTAAAATCTTAGGAATCATGTTCAGAACTCCTTCCACAGCTTTTTAGACGGATCAGGCTTGCGTCTTAATTTACCGGAGCTTTTAGAGTCGATCACGCTTGGACTTGATGACATAAAAATAGCCGCTAGCTGCGGCTTAGAAATTATTCAGTTTCATCGTCTGGTGCATATGCCGCAATGGAACATCGGCAGTTGGGGTGAGCTGGAATATCTGGCACATCGTCTATACGATAAATGCCTCTACCAGTTCTGCCACCTTCTGAAATCTCCTTGCACACATCACACGCGCTTGGCTCAGCCACCCATTTGCAGTACTGATAGTCAAATTTGTGGAAACTATCTAATTGCGCCTGTGTTTGAATCCGAGCTGACTCAGTACGTGCAATTCGTTCTGTTACATAGCGGTTATTGTTCACCGTTTCTGCCACTTGACCACGTAACTTGCGAGCAATTTTTAGTGGGCTCTGTCCTTGAATGGTGGCGGCAGTCAATAGCTCGTCTAGTTCAGCCTTAAGAATGTCTTGGTTGATCCAAATACGCTGTGAGAAGGTGTAATCTCCCTCTCGTTTGGAGAGCAACTTGGCTAAATCAGTGTAGCCGCTCTTAGATACCGTCTCTCCAAGTATTCCGGCTTGCCGCTTGATCTCGGATTGATAATCATCGCTCAATTTTGAGATTAGATCGGCGTTCACTTTCATGTGTGCATCAAGCATTTCTTGACCAATCTCACTCTTGAGCATTTCTAAGCGATTAATGCGCATGGTAGCGTTGTATAACTTGAGACGATCATTTACATCCTTGCTGAAGTCGGAATATTTGAGCGTTTCGCCGTTGTACATCTTTCTAGCATCATCGACAATTGACTTTGCTTCCGCTTGATAAGCTTTAATATCGGTAGCCATCACTGCTTGACGCGCACCGGCCATACTGTCGTTGCTATATGCGGCATACTTGGCAAGCTCTGAATCAATATCCTTTTGAATGTCGGCTAAAGCTTTGTCAAAATGTTCCTGAATTCTGGCATTGAATGCCTCGTCATTCTTAAGGTTCTCGACAATCCATTTCCGTTCAGCGGCCGTTCGCTTATTCCAGTAAGCAGAATTACTCGCTATCTGTTGTTGAGTCGTTGTTGTCATCATTGCCACCACCATTCAGCAATTTCTGGAAGTCCGGGCTTGACGGACTGTTAGCAGCAGCGTCTTTTGCTTTCTGGGCGGTCTCATCAGCGATGCGTTTCATTTCGGTCTTGGGATCATCGACAAACGAAAGAGTGCCTAGCATGGTTTGATCTGATACGAGGCCTTTGAGCTTAGAAGCCGCGTCTGCTTCATCAGTAATGTTCTCCGGAAGATTTCGTGTGAATGCAAAGTTAAGCTTTTGCCAGTCATCAGATTTACTTTCTGGAAGGATTGTCCCAACACTGAATGCGATCTTGTAAAGCGACCGGAGTGACTGTGTGAACTTACGATCTTGATTGGCCGCTAGGTTCCTCATTGGTAGCAATTTGTAATGTAATGCAACGCCTGAGCTATTGCCGCTGAATGCTTCGTCGTTCAGATTTGCGACCATGCTAATCTGATAGATCATGCTGATGAGGCGATCAATAAGGTGCTCTTGAATGGCATCGCCATCAGGTTTGGTCAGAAATTCAGCTACGCCTTGAGCAGAATCAGCGTCTGGAGCATAGATGATTTGGTTGCCATTAAGATCAAGTTTGGGGTTACCGTCATCGTCCTCATCTAGTTTCAGACCCTTGAGAACCAAGTACGCATTGTCAAAATACTCATTCTGGTTCGCCTTCTGGCTTAGTACCTTGTCTAGTGCATCAATTAGCGTCTCAACGTTCTCAAAGATTCCTTGACGTTCGGTGTTCATGAAGAACTCAACAGCTGGCACTTCGTTAAATGGGTTAAATCCGTCTGTCCCTTCAAAGCGAACCATATCAAGGCCGTATATTCCGTCTTTCATATACACCTTGCCAGTTAAATTGTTGTTATCATCATGCCAATACATGACAAACGCAACGGCTTTATGTGCTACCGTGTCATCATAGATGAGGAATGAATTGATAGGCGAGCTGTACGCAATACACGTCTTGCTGTCTTCGTCTTGGTACAAAAAAGCAAGCGCCCGTCCGTAAATGGATGCTTGCTTGCTGATCTCGCTTAATTTGTCCTGAACGCTGTTCGTGTCGTTCCACTCTTGCAGCACAGTATTGTCCTGTGTGTTGTCGAGCGTGATCTTCGGTGGAATGCCAATGTAAAACCCGTTGTAGGTATCCACGATATAGTGAGCCAAGTTGCCAACAAGACGGTTGTCTGGCCCATGGTCCTTTTTCGCATCATCAATAATCTGGTGCTGACCGAGGTACATTTTCTTTGCTGGAAGGTACTTGTTTTTAGCTAGATCATCATTGGCGGTAATAAACGCATTGATGTCATCGCCAGTTAGCTCTTCATCAGTCGGGAAAATAAACACATCTCCGTCTGTGATTGAGCCTTTCCCTTGAACTGTTAATATGATGGCCACCTCCTTAGAAGTATTTGCTTGTGTTCTTGAACGTATGAGCTGCATTTCTCCGTTTAATTACCTGCATGACAAAATACCTCATGGCGTCCATTGCGTGGTCATGTGCCTTGACCACTTTGTCTTCACCCTTTTGACTGGCCTTGTCATCCCACACATAAGAAGCGAACTCTTTGAACAGATTAGTTAGCCCAGGTGTGAACTTGATCTCACCAGAGTTCATA